ATCAGAAACCCCTAAAAGTTTTAATCTTAACTCTATATCCTGAATACGCTGCTCAATATTTAATTCACTATCAGCCCCCTGTTGTAATTGTAACGCACTGAATTGTTGCTTATAGTCTTCATTATATTGCTTTAGATTTACAAGTCTTGCTTCAAGTAAATCCTTTTCAGCATTGAGCAAATCTTTAAGCAGGTCGTTAGACTTTTTTAGTGAACCACCATCTATACCTATTGGAACTAAAGTGCTGTCAACTATGGCCTTAATCCCGGCCTGCTCCTTCTTTATACCTGTCCTTAATATTCTAAACTGCTCAGCGTAGGTGTCAAAGTTCTTTTGAGACTCTCTAACTATGGCCCTTTGCCTTTCTAGGTTTACCTGTAACGGGTCTTGCTGCGCGTTAGGGCCAGTCTGTACAATAGGGCCTCTACTGGCAAACTGCTCTTCTAGTTGAGATAGTTTAAGCCTGTCAGCAAGTACCCTCCGATTAGCATCGTTAACTTTAAAAGCAATTTCTGCCTGCTTTACTGCTAACTCATCGACTTTATTTTTCTTCTCCTGGACTACTGCAACAGCGAGTAGCGTAGATCTGTATTGCTGAAATGCTCCGTCTAGTTTTGCAACGGCATCTGTACCTTTACCTATATTGCCAAAGGCATTAGGATCTATTTCAATAAGTTTGTCTAGCGCAAGCTGACTTTGTCGCGGATTACTGTTTACCTGCTTTGCTAATTCAACGAATCGTTCTACTTCTGTAAGTTGCCCCGACTGTTTAGCAACACCAAAAGATGTTGTGAATTTAGTAGAGTTAACGAGTTCTTTTATCTCTTCGAACTCATCCTTTAGTTTCTTAGCTTTTTCGCTTGCACCAAATATCTCTTTACCAAATACTGCAACAGCGGTAACCGCAAGTGAAATTGCTATACCAATAGCATTCCACCCGCCTAGCGCACCCGCCAACGCAGTACCGATGGACTGCCCACTAGCTTTAGCCTCTGCCGCCAACCTTCCGAAACTGTCAGTCAACGGACCAATGTTATTGGATATTGCTATAAATCCCTGCTGCGCTGATATGGCAAATGATGGAGAGTCCCGAATAATCTGTTCAAAGTTCCTGACGGTCTGATTTGCTTGACTATTTAACCTATCTAAGCCATTACCCCTGAAGTCTATACGTATATCACCTGCGGTACGCTTCAGGTCTTTGACCAGTGCAATCGCATTGTTTACCTTCTGTACCGATGCTTGGCTGATGATCTCGCCGGTAGTAACCTGTAACTTCACTCCCTGCGTGTTCAACTCCGCTATGCGACGCTTTACAGCCTCAAGGTTGGCATTAATCTCACCGAACTCTGCCGTACCCTTCAGGCGTATTTTGTCGGACTCTAATCGCTTCTTAGTAGCTTGTAACGCGGATAGCTCACCCGATGGTAATAATATCTGCGCGCGCAGCTTTAACTCCTGCTGCTTGGCAAGAATATTCGTAGCGCGGTCTTGTAGCTGCTTTAATGACAACTCTGCCGGCTTGGTATCGGCATTGACTTGGATTGCCTGCACCTTATCGCTTCTACCTTGCGTATCTCTTCCTTTATGGCATCACTAACATCGTCGAACGTAAGGCTAATCCTTTTATTCTGAATCTCTGTCAGTAGCTTATTAAAATCTGCATCATTGAAAGAAGGAATGATGCGTAAAACATAATCTTTTTGTAGGTTGTTTAACTTCTGCTTGATCTCTGCATCACCCTCGGTACTAACCCGTACCTTAATGTCACGCTTTGCAGCATTAATAAAGCCGTTCAGAAACTCCAGGTCTTTCTTTAACTGTTGTACCTCTATATCATCAACTCCAAGTCTTAATTGCTTGGCCTCGAAAAGTGCCGTTAGTGCAGACCTAAACTTCTTTAGTTCCTCGACACTAACAGCCACGCCAGACTTTACCGCCGATACAAAAGAGCTGATTTCGGACTCTGCCGGTACTACCGCCTGCTGCCGCTGTCTTACTTGTGGAAGTGAAGATGCGGGCGCATTGACCGCATTACCCGCCGCCGCACGTACCTCCTCCAACTGCTTCTTCAGCGCATTAACCTCGCGGTTTCCCTGTATATTAACCTTCAGGTCAATAACTTTACCATCGATAGTTTTTAACGCCGCATTTATTCGTGTAACCGAACTAACTACCTGGGATGATACGCTGACCAGCTTTGCCGATAGTGCGTCTAATTTATCGAGTGCAGCCTTTACATCCGCCTCAATCTTTATCCGTAACGCTGTTAGTTCCTGATCCGGCATCTGCTTCTAATTTTTGCTGTTCTTTTAATTTCCATTCTAACAACCGCCGCTTGAGTCGCTCAGTCTGACCACTACTGCTGCCACCGTCCAAAGACGGTATCTGCATAATATCCCTCGGGCTTTGACTCTTTTTATCCCCCACCGATTTAAAGATGAAGAAACCTATCGTCCTCGTCCTATCCCACTCCCGCGCCTGTCGCATATCATAACCCTCACATACACACTGGTATTCGAAGAATGACATTTCGTAAAAATCATCGGGCCTTAACCCGATTTCCCCAATGGCATGAGAGAGCAGCTTACGCCACGTTAGTTTTTCGTGACTACCGTCACCTTGCTCACGTTTGGGTCACTGCCCTCCCCTGCACTAAAAGCCTTAGAGTAATGACCGATGATTTCCATTGCTGTCGCGGTATCAAGGTCAGACACCCAATCATCTACGTCATCTGCTGAAAAGCCTACATTCTGCTTCGCACTTTTGGCCTGCTGTAACAGTCCGGCGTGTACAATGGTCTTTACCATGTCATACAGTCTGCCAGGGTTCTCGGTGATGCCCGCGCCAAAAGCAAGCGGATCACTACCTGTTAATTCACCGATGAACTTCAGCGTTCCCATAGAAAATTTAAGTGTCCTCGTTTCGCCGCCTAATTCTAATTGTACTTGTGTCATTGCTCTTTGGTTTTATTTGGGTTTAATAATTACACTACGGTGTCGATTGCACCATCACCTGAGATTGTTCCAGTGAACTGGTGGATACCACCAACCTGGGAATCAATGTTCAGAGATGTTACATAACCACGACCTTGCTGATACAAGTCTGTACCATCACTGTATTGAACTTTCCAATACAAGAAAGTACCTGCCTCGTACCATCCGTCTACGTCACTGAATGAACATTGTGAACCCGTAGGCTCTGTGTCACTAGCAGCAGTGAAGTCAATAGTGTATGACTTACTACCGATGGATGTAGCAGGAGTACCGCCGTCACACTTGGTAGCGGTAGCCTGCGTATCCCTTGTTTTGTTAATGGTGTGTCCAATCTCGCAAATAAGCGTCTTATAATAAATGCCGTCATCGCTAAGTTGAAGGATCACATCATTGCCCTGAATTTTTGCCATGTCTCAAATCTTTTTTTTACTCAGAAATGTTGTGTCTGAATCTCATGTTGCGCCGCCATACCTTGTGACTTTTCGTCGAGAAGAGGTCGGTCACATCACTGATTACGTTAGTTGTTACTATATCGAGATTTGAAGCACTTAGATTTAAAAAGCCACTGCTCGTGACTGAGTTGACGGCATCGAGGATCATCCCCGCTACGTCATCCACTTTCTTGCGTCCTGCACCACCCGTCACACCGTTATATACCTGGACCATAATCGTCGCATCGTGCGAGATCATGTTCTTGGTTCTTACGCTGTCGTTATCGGTCTGGTCTGCGATCAGCACGTACAAGTATTCTTCCTTACCCGCCACCACACTATCCGGTACGATGCCATCATACACCTTCAGCGCAGTTCCATTATAAGTTAACTGCCCAATGGCATCCACATAGGCCTTGCGTAGCGGTGTATTAACGTCTTTCAAACGATTCCTTTATTTTCTTGATTAATATTAAACGCTCTGACTCATACGCTGGAAATAAGTATGGAGAATCAAGCAGTTTACCTTTGCCGGTCTTAAAAAATGAGTAAGCGTAATTATCCCACTCCTCCGGTAGCGTCTGTGTATACACCGCCGCCGCGTCACCCGTACCAAACTCTATATAAGCAGCTAACGGACCACTAGCTGTAACGGTATTACCATTGGCATATACTGAGACTCCTATTGGTGCGCGTGAGTTTGCCTTTGATGCTATATCGGCACAACTCTCCTCAACCATCACTGGCACATTCTCTACCTTCTTCTTTAACCCTTCTATCGCTTTAAGTAAGTTATTCAACCTCTACAATTTGTAAATCCCAATACTTACGTTTCATGTCAGTATTCTTAATATCTATAATCGTTGCCACAAACACCCTGTACCCGTCATCAACACCCACCGTCAACCCCTTCTTTGGCCTCCATGTGGTATTCGCCCTGATCTCTAAGTTCCACACCGTTTCCTGCACCAATCTGTCGTCCTCTTTGATCCTGTCGCTCTTACTGACACTCAACCGACCCTTGACGCGATACGTGACTCCTTCTTGGTAGCCATACGTAAGCGTCTGTATAATCCCACCATAGGTATCAGATGTTTCCACTTGTTCCTTGAATACCACCCAACAATTATATTTGCCAATTACACCCATGACTTCTTGCTGTATTGTTTCATCTGCTCCTTCACCCACGCCGGTAAGCTCCATGAATTATCACCCCGCTGCTCAAACATACTCAGTGCCACCGCCTTGATGACATTCTTTAGTCCCGCCGGTAAGGTGGATGTGGTATACCCCGCCGTGTAAGTCAGCCTCCAATAACCTGCCTGGCCCTTAAACTGCACGAACTCGCTGCCCATTGTACTGTACGTACCCGTAGTAGCCGCTTCAAACTCCATGCAGTCACAATTGGTGTACTCCACATTGTCCAAACTTTGTAAAGGCTGGCTAGGTAATACCCTGCCAAAATCACCGTCCGTAGATAACACCACCGTATGCTCTTGGGTGAGGATGCTGATATTGCACCTGTCCTCTACATACTGACGCGCCGCGTTAATAATGCCTTCCAATAGCGTATCATCCTCACTGAACGGTTGGTTCATGTAGTCCCTTAGCTCAGCAACCGTAAAGGGAAGCCCCCTCGGTGCTGACGTAATCTCATTACTTATGATTCGATTTCCATACGCCATGTACAAACGTTTCAAATTGTTCTAAAGATTTATACGGGTCTTGCTCCCTCGTTCTCGCCCTCACCTTATCACTCACCTCTTTGTAATATGTTGCATCGTCTAACTTCTTAATCGCTTCCACCCACTCCGATACTTCACCCCGGTCACAATAAATCCCTGCATTGCCAGCGTTCTCCTTTAATCCTGAAGTGGGGTGCATGATCACCGGAATCCCACTGGCCCCTGCTTCATTGAACACCAGCCCGTAAGACTCATATTCGCTCGGCATAATCACAACCCGGCTATCCTTGTACACGGTCTTCATGTCCTGGGTCTGCTTAATGTACTTCACGTTTTTAAGCGTTCGGTCCATAACCTGCACATCGTAACTGCCTTCCACCGCCATAAACTCACGGTCTGGCATCTCCTTCGCCAACCTTATCAGTACATTACCACCTTTATTCAGATTGTGGTTGACTAACGTGATGTACTT